TACCTTGTTGGTGTCCTGCTACACAAGACATATGTTTCTTGGTGAGTAAAGCTCTAGCTGAAGTAACAGGTCTACCCATTATACCAGAGGCAAAGTAATGACAGTATGCAACTCCATCAATAGCTTTAACTTCTAGGAAAGGTACTACTTCCCAACCAGCTTCTTCATAACCTAAGTCATCCATACTGATAAGACCTTCTAGCTTTCTGTCATACTCAATAGCAGTATTGATTCTAGCTTCATGGTTACCTAATGTCAGTATCATTTTAGGTTTATACTTCTTAAGTTTCTTCTTAGTTAGCTTTTTATTGAGAGCATGTATAGGTGCTAAGAGGGTTGCCATCCCCTCTTTTGCAGCCTTAATGTCTCGTTGGTATGTTCTACCTTCAAAAGCCTTTTTACCAATGTCATAGCTAGATAAACTTTCCATATCAGCGAAGTCACCAATACAGACTATAACATCAGGTCTTTTGTCAACAATGTACTTTCCAATCCAAGATAAGTAATTATCATTAATTCCTGGTTTGAACTGTACATCACCTATAACGAGATGTTGTTTCATGAATCTAATCCCCTATCAAAGTTTTGCATTTCTTGCAAATCAAATTCTTCTTGACCAGTTTTGATGATACCTTCTCTGATAAGAGCTTTGATTGCAAACGATAATAAGAACTCTGACTCTTTAGCATCAACTTTAAAATCAAAGTCCATACTACCATCATCATTCTCGACTAAGTTACTTATTTCCATATAACATCTCCTTTAAATGTTTAACCCAGTTTAACCTAAAGTCTAGCCACTCAAAACCTTCTTTGGTTGCCCATGCACCGTAGGTTGTTTTACTGCGTTTGGTTATTTTATTAGATGGATTCATGAATAAGAATATGATTCTTATATCAGGATTTGAAGCTTTAAAATTTACCATCTTTTGTCTTGTTGCTATGTCTAACTTACCTTTAGCTTCAAGGTAAACATTTCGTCCTATTTTGAAATCTGGACAATATTTACGAACCTTTTCTGGTTGAAGAAATGTAATAACATCTGGTTCATATTTAACTGCTTCCCAATGTTTCTTGAGAATCTTCCATGCGTTCCTCTCCAACTGACTCTTGAAATTTATCAAATCTATCCCTCCATACATCATCGATTGAACGCTTCATCCATATGCAACTTGCATTTTGTATGAATTCTTCGTCGTTAGAATACAATTGGCGAACTACATCAAACATCTCTTGCTCTGTCGAACAACCTCCTAATAACTTGGTAGCTTTCACCTTACCGTAGTTCTTAATTCCAGGTATGTTGTCTGTAGTATCGCCCATTATACATTGTACAAAGAATAATCTGTTACCTTCTAACTCTGTTTGGTCAAACCATTTGTCAGGTCTCTTCCATTTCTTACCAGAGATTTCCCAACTAAAGTGTTTACCAGGGACTTGAAGTAAATCTTTATCCAATGTAACAATTACTGTATTCTCATCTTGATGGATTGCCATTTCATCATCAGCTTCTAAACCATCTCTAGACATTTCTGCATCCATATGTTTTAACGCATACTTTTGCAAATCTTTAAGATGTATAGGCTTTGGTGCAGTACGATTAGCTTTGTAGCTAGGCATGACTGTTTTACGGAAGTTAGTCTTAGAAGATATAAAACCTCTAAAATCAATAGCGTCAGTCTTCTTCATAAGACTTTCCAGTAATTGTTCAGCTCTATACTTAGCTATGCCAAACCCATCGTCCTCGGCACTAATCGCAGAGCGAAATAGTACCAAGTCCATGTCGATGAGAGCTATCATCTAGAAGGGTATATCCGATGCCATCTCGGCTATACTTTCTGGTTCTTTAATAGCTTGAGGTGTCGAACCTAATCCCAGTACATAGCGTTCATAGACCTGAGCCAATTCCACTACTTTATCCTGGGTTACAGGCTTACCTGCAGTAGCTAACGTTGCATTAGCATTAGTCAGACTAGATTGTCTAATGATATAGACTTGAGTCTGAGCTCTTTCGTCTGCTGTAGGAAATGAATTACCCCTTGCAGCAGGGCTTGAAGAAGCAGCTTTAGGTGTACTAGCACTAGGTGCTTGTCCATCTTGTAGTACTGCTTTCCACTGCCAGTATCCATTGTCATCTTTAACAGAATCAATGTTTACTGAGTCACCCTTTGTCCATGTCTGAGCAGCTTTAAATACTTCAGGATGGGAGAAAGACATAAGCTTTTTGTTACCAGCTTGTCCAGCTTCATTTTTATATGTAACTTCTACTGATTGGTATTGCCTACCATTCTTTGCAGAATGAGAGTTTACAACACCTACATCGATTACTTCTATTTGCATATAAGTCTCCTTATGGTTAATTTAACTCACTCCAGTTTGAACCTACTTGAACATCGACTCTAATTGGTAAGTTAAAATCTTTACCAAAGAGTTTCTCGAAGTTCTTAGGTACATCCTCGAATGCACTTGTTACGACACTGATTAGTTTATCAGCATCATGTACTCTCTCATCAAAGTCAATCATGATACTATCATGTACAGTGTTGACTAATTTAAGAGAATCTTTACCCTTGAGTCTATTAGCTAATGATACTCTAGCTATACTCATTAGGTCAGCACCTAAACCTTGAACAGGATAATTCAATATTCTAGTTCGTGGTAGTCTAGGTTTACCTTGTGAGTTAAACTCAGGTTGATAATAATATCTTCTGCCAGTAGGCATTTCTAGATACATTCGTTGCTTAACAGTATCTTCTAGCTCTTTGTGCCATGCTTTAAGTCCAGTATACTTCTCGTAGAACTGGTCTATAACCTTCTGCCAATAGTGTTCATTACCAATATCTTTAAAGTTATTATCCATACCGTAACTGTAAGCACTACCACCGTAGATTAATCTAAAGACGAATGTCTTAGCAATTAGTCTACTAGGTAGGTTGAACCTATTTTGGTTATCAGTATGTTGGTCTACTTTGTTTAATATCTCAGTGATTGCAGTCTTATCCTGAGATAAGTAAGCAGCACATACCCACTCAAGGGCTTGTACATCTGCATTTAGTAACATATTATAGAGACTCTATTAATCTATGGTTGTATGAAATGATAACACTTTTCTTTAACTCAGCCCTAGCCTCTGGCTTAAGTAGTCCTAGTACTGCAGAAGGACCAAGTGATAGTATCATGTCACTGAACTCATTAGCTGTATGGAAATGATGTGACTCTTCCATAGCTTGTTGTTCAGATTGCATGTCATGTTGTTGCTTATCTACACTCATTATGAATACCTCGTTGTGAATAGTGATTTAATCTCACTATCAAAGTTTTGTAAATTAGGTTTGCTACTACTCAACCTACCTGTTTTTGCTACACACTGGTTGAGTTGACCATGTAATAAATTGTTAGTCCAACCCATAGTGTCTGATAAAGCAGGTACACCCATATAGTATGTACCACGTCTCTTCTCTAGTGTAGCTCTAGTTAAGAGAATACTAAGAACTTGCATGGCATTGTCATCACCTTGAAGTCTTTGTAGTGTATCGTCATTAGTTTTGTATTGACCTTCTCGTTTAAGTTCTGTATTAGGTAGAGGGTCAAAGAGTTTATCTAATTTAAATTCTTTATCAACCCACTTATGCTTGACTTCGCCCATTCGAGCACCACCTTTATAAACTCCAGCAACCTCTTGAACACGGTATGGAATAGTCCCACCGTAAAGTAAGCAAGAAAGATGCACATTGCTACTGGGATTAAAATGCTCAAAAGAATGATACTGATAAAGTTTTCTATCGAGCTTCGATATTTGTTCATCTAATTCATCTCCTAATGTAATTGAATGTTGATACTCATACTGCAATCCATTATACTCTATGTCTTGTAATACAAGTAAGTCTTGGTTATGTAAACTAATTAATCTTTTCTTGTTTACATGTTCAGGTAATTCTAATTCTTCTAATTGTTTTTGATATACTTGATATGTTAAGTCTACATCTCGATTAAGATACTCTGTTAGAATATTAAGTGGTATCTTATCTGTATCAATACCATTCTTCCAGTAGTTTTCTTTGACCTCATCTAGTTTAGTACCCAGGTCATAGTATTCTGCAACACTATTGAGACTAGGGTAAGCATTAGATTGATTCCGTAACATAAACTCTACGAGTTGACAATCCCATATGCGTTTGCTTTTAAAGTCTATACCATATCTTTGTAACCAATGTAAGTCAAACTTAATGTTGAAACCCACAAGCACATCTGCTTGATTCACGGCTACTTGAATCTCGTTAAGCAATTCCTTGTGGGGTTCAGCAGTGTATTCTATATCGTATACTCTATGACCATCTAACCCAACAAGCATTAGCTTA